AGATGCGGATCTGGAACAACTCTTGTCGCAACTGAACTCGAAGGAAAATATCAAGGAATCGGAATTGAGATGAATCCAGAATATTGTGATATCATTTTTGGGAGGGTGAAACATGCCAGCAAAAAAGAAGAGTAAATCACCAGTCAAAAAAACATATCTTGAATCAAGGCCCGAATTGGTAAAAAGATTCATGTCTGCAATACAACAAGGAGCCACGATCGAGAACGCGGCTGGGTTTGCCGGGTTAGGTGTTTCAACTATTTTCTACTGGTTGCAAAGAGGCCAAGAAGACAAAGAAGGAATCTATCATAAGTTCTTCAAAGATTACAAAAAGGCCAAAGGTTCTCTCATGCTAAAGCATCTCATGATCATCAATAAAGCAGCCGAGAATGACTGGCGGGCTTCTCGTTATGTCCTGGAATCACAATTCGGATTGGTTCCACAGTATAAGCCAGAAGTAGAAATTAACATCAATGTTGATCAAGCCGATACAAAAGATTTGATTAATCAACTACGAAAAACTGATGAACTTCTGAATCTCAAAGGGCCGATCATCGATATAGAAGAGGAATAAATGAAGATCTATTATTGCAAGGTACACAAAAAATATGAAGTTGGGAAACTACCATGCAGCGACAAGAAGGGGAAACCATTTTGTGTTTTTGCTGATACCCATCAAAAGGCAGATAAGAAAGGACAAATAAAATTATTTTAGATTTATTTATTTACAAGGAATGTTCCTGAGATGGATCTGAAAGAACAAATCAAACTCCGGAATCAACTATTAGAGATTCAAAAAAAAGCACCCCTGGCTCTTGCTAAGTTGTGGATCCCTCATTGTCATCGATTCGATGGATTGGCCAGCAAATCAAAAAGAAAGAAAGGTTGTGGTCAACCGATGGAAAGAGTGAATGGAAACATCTGGAAGTGTTCCACGTGCAACATTCAGGAACAAAGAACAAGTCAGAGCGATCCATTTTTCGATCTTGGTGAAGAGGCTACTTCTGTATTTGGTGGAAACAGGGCCGGCAAGTCAGAGATCGGCGCTATGTTTTCTGTGGCTACTTGTGCAGGTTCTGATCAGTGGTGGGTCCGTCAATGGTTGGAAAATAATAATTTGCCAATCGATATTGTTCCCAAGAAACCAAGTGATGTTATGGTTTCGGCTTTGTCATATTCGGATGCACTTGCTTATGTCAGACCCAAGATCGAAAAATATCTTCCGGCTGGGTGCAAGTTCAAAAACTGGAATAGTCATAACAGGGCCAAAGTAATTCTTCCGAATGGTGGATCGATCATCTCAATGAGTGCTGATTCTGGACGTAAGAAATATCAGGGAATTGGAAATATTAAACTTTGCTGGCTGGATGAAGAGCATTCAAAAGACATATTCGAGGAATGTCTGTTACGTGTAGTTGATGCAAGGGGCCAAGTATTGTTGACTATGACTCCACTTCTCGGAATCACTTGGCCGAATGAGTTATTTGTAAATACAGAAAAAACCGAATCATTCAAATATCATTTTCTTTCAGGGCTGGATAACCCTTGGGTGAGTTCGGTTAAGATGAGGAAAGCAACTGATCATCTTTCTGAAGCATCACAGCAAAGTCGTTTGTATGGAAGATTTACAAATCAAACCGGTCTTGTGTATCCCGAGCTAAATAAACAAATCCATATCATAAAACCAATTCCAATTTCTAAAAGTTGGAATCGATATATGACAATCGACTTTGGTGTGGTAAATCCATTTGCCTGCTTGGTTGTGGTTCATGACCAAAAAGACAATACTCTTTATGTTGTTGATGAGTACTTCAAAAGGAATCAAACCACGATCTACAATGGCAATGAAATCAACAGAAGATTCAAAGATAAGTTTGGTCCCTTTGAGCATGTAATCTGTGATCCAGAATCAAAAGATGGGCGTATGCTTTTGAATCGCCATTGCAATCTGTATAATCGTCCAGCCCCGAAACATATCGGAGTTGTTAAAACTATCCAGTTGGTGAAGGAACGATTGAAGTTACAAGCCGATGGAAAACCAAGACTATTCATTTTCGACAACTGCAAAGAATTGCTCAAAGAGTTTCGCCTATATTCTTGGGCAAAGAATAAACAGAAGGACCAACCCAAAAAAGAGAATGATCATGGGCTGGATGCGCTGAGGTATTTGGTCGCGTTTTTGTATAAAATGAGCTTACATATTTAATTAACTTAAAAGTAATATTCCTTTACACTCCTTTATTTATAAGTTATACTATTAGTACGAAAAACAAAAGGAGTTAAAAATGTTTGATAAAGTCTCAATCGAAGAAGTCTACCCAACAGATTATGAAGAAGTAATGAAGGAATTACATTCAGATACATTTGATCTTGATGGGTACTTTGAAGCAACAATGATTAAACAAGAACAAAAACGACAAGAACTGATAACCAAAATTACAAATGAAATTGTATCCCTTACCAAAAGCAAAGCAAATAATGAAAAACCACTGGAAACCACGGTTAAAAACCTGAAAAATGCTTTTTCAGAACTACATTCTATTTACGACATGACTACCAGTTCAGCAGTTGAACATGTAGAACAATTGGTAAAATTTATTTGTCGGTAAATTGATAAACCAACTTGGGCCCTTCGGGGCCCATAACCAACAACAAAAGGAAACAACAATGACAGAATCAACAAAAGATATAATATCAGCAATCAGTCTCTTCTTTCTTATCTATATTTTGTTCGGAGTTTAAAATGATCAGAATCCACTACAAAGATGGGACACATCTTGACATAAGATTAAATAGCCAATCAGCATCTAATTACTTTCTTTCCACGATAGACTGTGACAGAGAACTAATAACCCTAATCGAGTACCTTCATGGATAAGGGATCCAAAAGATGTTTATCAACTAAAGATCTGAAGTTCGACAAAAAGAATAGAAGGTTTACTGGCTCGATTCTTGAGAATCGAGTTGGTTATTTATGTAGACAAATTCTTCTCTCATCAGAAAAGACTGGAAGGATAATTGTGTTTCAAAGATATTTTCAAACAAGAGATGCTTTATGGTTTGGTAATTTCAAAGAGGCATTGGTAATTAAAATTTTAATAGATAATAAGGTGTAAACAAATACCAATAAATCCTGGCCTCCTTTTGGGGGCCTTTTTTATTCCGTGATCCTTTGACATCATCAAAGATTTGAAATGATATATAAAGATGGGGTCAAGGATAAAATGATGGAAAACGAATTATTAAAATATGCTTTAGATTTTGGGGCCGTCGGTTTGATGGCCTATATCTTTTTTTGGTTATATCTTCGACAACAAAAAAAACTCGATGAGATGCTGAAAGAACAAAAAGAGGAGGAAGAGAGAATCCGCCAAAGATGGCGATCGGTTATTGAAAAATACGAACAAGAGAAAGATGAACTTGTACAAGAGCGCCTTGGGTCATTGGTCAAACTCAAGAATCAAGTATATAATCTAAAGGAGATTAATGAGAAGCAAGACAAACAACTTCTACAAACTATTGAGGAGTTGAAATTGTTAAGAACAGAAATTCAGATTTTGAATAGGGATAAGTAAAATGTCTATCTGGAAAACATTCACAAGTTTTTTTACCAAATCAGCAAAATTGGACATGAAACCAGATAAACAAAATTTGGGCGCATCATGGGCTGCTTCACCAAATGGTGTAAGTGTTCCCTTTCCACCAAAAGAATCTTTGAATGCTTATTCAGAACATGCTTATCTTTTTGCTGCAGTTACTCGTGTGTCTGAAGATCTCGCAGCGCTTCCCCTGGTACTTACAAAAGGGAAAGGCAAAGATAAAACAATAATCACTGATCACCCTGTTCTTGATCTGCTCCAACAACCATCATCAACAATCGATGGGTATTTGTTTAGACAACAGATCATCATGGATTTGATTCTGAATGGAACATTTTTTGTTTTGAAACTTGGTAAATCTGAGATTCCAACTTCTCTGATTCGATTGCATCCAGAGGAAACCAAATTCTTAACTGATGACAAAAAAGGGTTGATTGGTGTTGTAAATACATCTTATGGCCAACAAGTGCAATACCCGATCGATCGTGTGTTGGTTGGAAGAGGCCCAACATATTCTAAAGGGCCACAAAGTAATTTTGGTGTTGGAGTTGTGCAGCCTCTCTATCCCGAACTCCAAGCGGATGTCAACGCGATGATGTTGGCCAGCACTGCAAGCGCATCTGGAAGGCCAGATGTAATTATCAGCCCGAAAGAAGATGGCGACATATGGCCAAAAGAAGTACGTGACGAAGTTATAAATTCTTATCGTTCAATGGCTAAGGCCGGCGGTGTAATTGCTCTTTCTGGTCAGGCCAATATTGATATGTTGAATCTCAAGCCTTCAGATATGGAATTTGAAAATAGCAGAATCTTTGCACGTCAATCTATCAGCAGCGCGGTTGGTGTTCCGGGTTCAGTGCTCGGGCTTCCTGCAGCAAATTACGCAACAAGTGAAAACCAAAAAAAGATATATTGGCAGAATCAAAAACACAAGGCCAAAAAGATCGATATGGTATTTACTCAACTTGCTAAATTGTGGGACCCATCTTTTGAGATTCATCATAACTTTGCTGATGTTGAAGCCTTGCAGAATCGGGATCAAGCGTTGGCCAGAATCAAACTTCACATAGAAAATGGAATGAGTGTTTCAGATGCGTATTTGTATGAGGGCCTTGATGATGCGCCGATCGTAAATACTGAACCAAAGACAGCAGATATCATTGACGATGAATCTAAGAATATTCTTTTGGAGTTGATAACCAAAAACAACCAAGAGCGCGATCTGAAATGGAAAGCATGGGTTGAACAAAGGCAGGCTCCCGCTGAAATGGAGTTTTTGGATGCGTCTAAATTGTACTTATCCAAAAGTAAAAAATTGGTTCTCAAGAAATTTAACCAACTGAAAACAAAATCAATCATCACAATTCATGGTGAGCCACTCCAATATTTTGAAAGGGATATTTCTCTGACCACAGATATGATAACATCAGAAGAGAAGCGCGATATTTTACAAGATACAATGGGCCGGGTATTTGAAAAGCAATTCAACCAAACCAATGAATCCGAATTGGTGAATATATACCAAAAAGCGCGCCGGGATCTTGATGTTGCTCCAACTGTAAATCCTGAGCTAATTGGAAACTTCTTATCAACCATGAATGATAACTTGATGAGGACAACAATAAAAGAGGTCAACAAAATCATAAACCGTGGTGTCACCCAGGGATTGTCTGTTTCAGAAATCAGATCCACAATCGATGATTCTAAAATCTTCAACGTCAAACGAGCACAAAGAATCGCAAGAACTGAAGCAACCAAATGTATAAATGCAGCCCAACTCAATGCAATGGATATAGCTGGAGAACAAGGGATCCCGATTCAAAAAGAATGGCTCAGTGAAAATGATGACAAAGTTAGGGAGGCGCATCAAGAACTCGATGGTCAAACCATCAATATAAATCAGAACTTTGTAATTCCGGTTGGTGATTATGCTGGAGAGTCAACAATGGCTCCTTGTCAATTTGGAATTGAGGAGTTGGATATTAATTGCAGGTGCACGGTATTATCTCAAGTGGGTACA